AGCCACGATGGCTTTTGGGAGTATGATCCTGAAAGATTGACCTTTGAATGCAATGGATATGAAGGAGAAATACCTGACATCATTAAAGAAAAGCTACAAATGATTCCTATTGATGATTCACAATATCTATTAAAAAGCTTTATACGATTTCAATATGGAAAGCTAAAAATGACAGCACCAGTCCATAAACGAATCATAGAAAGAATATTTGATAAAGGGTTACATGATCATTTTGAAGAATTAGAGGGAGAGTTTTAATGGATACCAAAGAACTCAATTCAATCTTAATATATTGTAAAGTAAATGACATCTATGAAATTCAATATGTAGAATCTTCAGGGAGAGTTTCATCAGAACTACAAAACACAATGGAATTGTATTGCTTTAAGTATAATAAATACATACCAGTTAAAGATATAATAAAAACAGCCAAAGAACATGGCTACAACAAGGATTTGGGATAAAGATAATGAACATGTATTGGCATTTAAAAGGAGTGTCGCAGGTAACCAATCCTGTCTACCCTTGGTCAAATATATGCTTTCGATTCTTATTGGTCTGGCGACATATCCCAAAAAAATTATGAAAAATAAAATATTATGTGGAGATTGCTTAGAACTTATGAGTGATGTAAAAGACAATTCTTTTGACATTGTAGTAAGCAGTCCACCTTATAACATAAATAGGAAGTATAATACCTATAATGACAATAAAATTAACTTTATAGATTGGCAAGTAGAAGTATGGAACACAGTTTGCAAAAAATTAAAAAGTAGTGGACATTTATTTTTAAACTTACAGCCATCAAGAAAAAATCCTTTATGGTGCTATGAACTTGTTTCAAGATTAGATTGGAAAATACAAAACACTATCATTTGGAATAAACAAATAGAAATAGATAAACACATAAGAGGTCAAGGTACATCATTTCGTAGTGAAAAATATTTACCAAATGGTTGGGAATTTGTATTTCATCTTACTAAAAATGGAAATACAAAAATATCGCAAGAAAAAAGTGGTGTTGGTTATCAGCCGAAGCATATAAAAGAAAATAAAAAAAGATATAACATTGGATTGTGGCGACCAACAGTAAACACCTGGCATATACCTTATGAAACAGTAGGAAGTGGTAAAATCAGTAATGACAAAATAAAAGGTGGGCATATAGCAGTATTTCCTAAAAATCTTGTTAAAAAGTGCATACAATTATCAGGATTAGAAAAAGGAATATTATTTGATTGTTTTGCAGGAACTGGAACATCGTTTATAGCAGCACAAGAAATGGGATTAGATTATTTTGGCTTTGATATAGATAAGCAATATGTAGAATTTGCTAAAAAAAGGTTAAATACAACATGAAAAACATTGAAAACGAAGCAATTGGCTATCAACAGCTAATAGACGAGGTAGAAAAAGAACAAGCAAAGATATTAAAAGAACTAAAATATGTTCTTACTGGTATACAAGGGGGAAGGTCATTATCAGATCAAGAATATCAATGCTTTATTGAACGAGCATTAGAAAGAAAGAAATTTGACGATATAGCTTACAACATGAGAATATCAGAAAGTTCAGCAAAGACCTATTATAATCGAGCCATAAAAAAGCTATCGAAAGAAGCTACTTTGGTAAAATATAAACTTCGTAGAAAATGAGTATTGTTGATAAATACAAAGTTAGAGCAATAAAAAAACATGAATGTAAAGAGTGGCTATTATATAAGCATTATTTAAAAAGAATGACATCTTTTACATATCAATTTGGACTTTTTGACAAAGAATTAGTTGGTGTATGTACTTTTGGTAATGCAATCCCTATGTTTATGAAAAAATCTTTATGTGGTGAAACATATATGGATAATGTTTATGAATTGAATAGACTTTGCACAAATGATAACCTTGAAAAAAATATACACTCTTACTTTATATCACAATGTCTTAAACTATTACCAAAACCAAAGATTATTGTTAGTTATGCTGATAAATCATTTGGTCATAATGGATATGTGTATCAATCAAGCAATTTTTATTTTACTGGAGAAAGCCATACACAAATGGATTGGAAGTTAAAAGGTAGAGAGCATATACATTCAAGAACATTAATGGACGAATTTGCATTTGAAAAAGATAGAATAAAAAAATTAAAAGAAAAATATGGAGATGACTTATATCAAGTAAAAAGAGAACCAAAGTATAGATATGTATATTTTGTAGGAAATAAAAGGCAAAAAAGGGAATTATATAAACATAAATTATTTGACATAATGCCTTATCCCAAAGGTGATAATAAAAGATATGATGCTTCATATAAACCGAGTACACAAACACAATTATTTGACTAATGAATAAGTTAGACACAGCATATCATCAACTAAAAGAACTATCTCATAGTACAGATTACCACCACTACCTACATAACAAGTATTACACCTATAAAGAGCAACTAAAGACCATTAATAATAAATTGGATAAAGAAATGGCACATATCCAGGACAATAGAACACCTGAACAACACTTTATGGATATATGTAGAGGTTGGTTGGTAGAAGATGTATTTAATTATCTATTCTCATTGCCACCATATAAAGAACTAACTGCGACCTTTGATAACCATGATCAAGATAGAGTGATAAGAGTCATGAGAAGGGAAATAACTGCAGCACCTGACTTTAAAATAACTTACAGGAACAAAACCATAAAGATAGAAGTACAGTCCTTATTTGCTAATATGCCCTATTTCCACATTAAAGAACATAAAGCTAAAAAGCTAAGCCACAGAAATAGTTTCCTGATCCAATTCAATATTCCACATAAGCAGATAGTAGTCTTTGAGCCACATCAAATAGCATTAGGCACATATAGACTAATAGAGGACTTTAGTACCGATACCATAAAGAAATATGGATATAAGTATATCATAGATGACCTACCTGAAGAAATGATTATATCAAACTTCGTCGATAAATTGCCTAAAAAAATAATTTCCTTATTTTCTTGACACTAATTGTAGAATACTATATTTTAAGTAGTTAATTAAAACAAAGGAGAAAAAAATGATTAATAAAAAAATAGATGCAGTAAGTACATTAGGACAAGGGGTTCATATTCATAGTCATAATTGTGGCGATATTCAAAGATCTAACTGGTACACAGCGACAAGAAAATTCAAAAACACTATTGAAATATTAGAAAGTCCTTTTGCTGAATATTCTGATTTAGAATTTACCATTTTAGAGAAAAAAACAAGATGTGGTAAAGATGGAAATGCTTACATGGAGTTAGCAACAGGAGATGCTATTGAAATGATTGAGCCAAATGTATACATATTAGATGTGCCTAATGATGAAGATGATGAAAACTACGATTATGCTTATGATGAAAATGGTAAACAAATAAGATATACATTAAAGCAAATTTCAGAAATATCTTGTTTTAGTGATTGGGAAAATACTAAAGTTTTCCCATGTGCTAAAAAATAAACATACTACCTCTTAATATCAGTTAAGTCAGAAAGCCCCTCAAATCGAGGGGTTTTTTGTAGTCCTCAAAAAAAAATCTTTATGAACAATATCAACACTTACAAGCATTTATAAGACTTTACTAAGGGTTTCTTGTAGTCTTTTTCACTATATAGTAGAAGGGTAACACCTTCCCTTTCGTTTTAATAACGAACACATAACCTTCAAATAGTGGGGTGATTAGTTTGGCTGCAGCTAAAACAACAAAGGTTGTAAAACAACCAAAAAACAACGAAAAACTTGTTGGTGGAATAACTGGCAAGGGTTGGAAAAAAGGACAATCAGGTAATCCTAATGGAAGACCTAAATCTGGTTTTGCCTTAAATGAATATATCACCGATCTTGCTAATGTAGAATTAGAAGATAAAAAGACTATGTTAGAAGCTGTTGTAGGTAAAGTATATGAAGAAGCATTAGATGGTAATATGAGTGCTATTAACTTCCTGGCAGATAGAATCTTGGGTAAACCAAGTCAAAGTATAGGGATCAAAGATGTTTCAGATGAACCAATTAAGGTATTTGATATAGATGGACTGGACGATTGATGCCACAAGGAAATCAATCCTTAAAGACGATACACGATACAAAATCTTATCCTGTGGTAGAAGGTGGGGGAAATCTTACTTCTCTATTTTATTTTTATTATCTAAGCCTTTTAAAGCTAACGAGAGAAGGTGGATTGTTTTTCCAACATATAGACAAGCTAAGATGGTATCTTGGTCAATACTCAAGGACATCTTTGCACATAAAGAAGTCAGTATCAATGAAACTGAATTATCTATTACACTTGATAATGGTGCAAAGGTGGAACTTAAAGGGGCAGACAAACCTGACTCACTTAGAGGAGTATCTACAACAATGGTAGTGCTTGATGAGTACAGTTATATGAAAGAGAATGTGTGGGGAGAGATTATACAGCCGACTTTAGCAGAAACTAAAGGATCGGCTTTATTTGTAGGAACTCCAACTGGAGTACAGAACCACTTTTATGATCTATTTGTTAAAGGACAATCTAAGAATAGTGATTATAAGTCCTGGCAGTTTACCACATTAGAAGGTGGCTTTATTTCTGAATCAGAAGTAGAGAATGCAAAAAAGAATTTAGATAAGAGAACTTTTCAACAAGAATATGAAGCAAGTTTTCTTACTGCTGCAAATAGAGCAGCATACAATTTTAGTAGAGATATACATTGTAGAGTAATGGATAAATCTCCAAGAATGTTTTGGGGAATCGACTTTGGGGTAGCATCATATATGACTGCTATCCTGATGTGCGAGAATACTGCTGGAGAAGTTTATGTATTTGATGAAATAGGATTACAGAACTCAAATACATTTGAATTGGCTAAGCTAATGCAACAAAAAGCACCAGGACTTCCAGTATATCCTGATCCAGCAGGGAAGGCAAGAACTTCTAATAGTACAAAGTCTGACCATAGAATATTACAAGAGGCAGGATTTACAGTCATCAGTAAGAAAGCTAATCCAACTCAAAAAGACAGATTGAATGCTTTAAATAAGATGTTGGAAGATGCAACTGGGAAAGTAAGACTATTTATTAATCCTAAGTGTAAGAACACTATTAGAGATTTAGAACTATGTACTATGGAGAATGGTCAAATACTAAAGACTGAAACCTTATCACACTTCTTAGATGCTTTATGTTATCCAGTTGATTACCGATATGGATTCAAGGGACAAGCTAAGGCAATAGAATGGTAATGTTTTTATTAGGAATAAGTGTTGGAATTATTGTTAGCATGATAAGTGCTATGGTATGGGGATACCGATTAAGTATAAAAGAAGAAGAACTAAGTAGAGAAATGATCAAGGATTTTCAAGATAGATTCTTGGAAACCGAAGAACAAAAAATTTATAAAAGGTATGAATCATGATAATTTATAATTTAACAGAAAAGATGTTGTATGACTTGTTAATGGATACAATAGAAGAAGGATTAGAAAAAGAACATAGTGAACGAGAAAGACTCTTAGACTATTTTGAGGGAATCAATCTTGAGCATGATATTAAAGGATACTTTGATAGTGAATCTTTATCACAAATCCCACCTATGTACATTAATCTTGTTAGAAATATTATATCCAGGAGAGCATTGGTATATCAACAATCTCCAGTAAGATACAACGAAAAATATACAGATGTCTTGGGCAATCTTGATAGTGTAATGAAACAATTTGAACAGCTTACCTACTTGTTAGGTACAGAAGCTTTATATACTCATTGGGATGACAATGCAAAGAAACTAAAGTATAGACCAATCCACTTCTTTACACCATTTTTTAAACCTAATGAAGATGAACCTTTTGCTATTATGTATCAAGCAGAATCACAACTACAAGGTAGAACAGAAGATGCTCAATATATGTTTTGGTCAAAAGATACAGAAGATATGGAAGGAAAACACTTTATGATAAGCAGTAGAGGTGCTATTACTTCTATTGTAGAAGGGGATAGAAACCCTTATGGAGATGTCTTACCATTTAACATAGCACATAGACACCCATTCACAAGAGATTTCTTTAGAGAAGGGGCATCAGACTTAGTAGATGGTATGAGAAGTATCAACATTATGCTAACTGAATTAGCTTTGCATGGAAGAATGCAACTCGGTCAGCCTGTATTCCTAAATTTAGATACTGAACAACGAATTACTATGGGACAAGATAAAGCCTTAGTATTACCTGAAGGTGCAGACTTTCAATACAGAACTCCTAATGCTAATGTCCAGGCAATGATTGAATCTACAAAATATATGGTAGATAGTATTGCACAATCCAACAATGTTAGAATTAATTGGGCTGATAAGAGTCAAGAAAGTGGATTAAGCAAAAAGATGTCTGAATTAGATTTAATGGATGCTCTAAGAAGTGATACAGAACAAATCTATAGACCATTTGAGAAAGAACAATTTAGAATTGCTAAAAGAATCTGTGAAGTATCAGGTGGTATTAATCTTGGGGATCAATTTAGTATAGACTTTGCTGAAAGAGAAGTGCCTATGAGTACCGATGAGGAAATCAAATACTATTCTTGGGCATTCCAGAACGACTTAGAAACAAGACAAAGTTATTTAAGAAAGAAGAATCCTGACTTACAGGAAGAAGAAATACAAGCTATTGTGGAACAGATAGATGCTGAACAACCACAAGAAGCAGACGAAACACAATCTATCATTGATAGAATAGGTGAACAAGTTGGCTAATTTAGATTTCTACAATAAAGAAATAGAGAATATCCAACAACAGTTAATTGACAAATTGGATAACCTGGTAGTAGGGTTAGGTAGAGTAACCGATACTGAACTAATGCAGATTGCTAAGCAGATAGATTTCTTTGCAGAAATGGAAACATTAGGGTTTACTAAGCTAATGAATAGAGTGGGTAAAACCTTTGATGATGAGATAGCAAGAGTATTTGCAGAACTATCTAAACGAGAGTTAGGACAAGTATCTGCAGCAAGTATCGATGCTTTAAGAGAACTAAAGAACTTTGAAATGACCTATTTGACCAATGGAGTAAGACAATATTCAGATCAACTAAAGACTGCTATGCTAAGAGGAATCATAACTGGAGAAAGTAATATTCAGATAATGAATAACATTAATACAACCTTTGGTGTAGGAACTTATATTAGTTCAAGTGAAACTTCTTTTTTGATTAATGATGCTTTTTCACGATTCAGTAACACTTCAAGAGCCAAAGCATACGAGGAGTTTCCTGAAGTGAAGTTTAAATATGTAGGAATTGATGATCCTAAAACAAATAGAGAAGTATGTAGAAAGGCATTACAAGAGCCACCACTAACAAGAGAAGAAATAGATGCTTTAGGGTATGTAGATTTTGTAAATAGAGGTGGATATAATTGCAGACATGATTGGGTAAGAGTGTGAAAATAGATCAAGTAGTCAAACCTAATTCCAAAGTGATGTCTAAGTTAGCACAAGATGCTATTGATAAAATTACTTTAGATGCAAGTAGAGGTAAGTTTCAAAATGATAAAAGTGGATTACCATATCAAAATGATACTTATAGAAAATACAAAGCTAATGGTATGCGAGGAATTAGAACTGGGAAAAAACTTAAAGCCTATGCTAATCAATCTACCGATACCACTACTTCTTTTGTTAATATGAGATTGACTGGTAGAACTTTGAGAGGTATGAGAGCATCATCAAAACCTGATACTGCAATCATTACTTACGATAGAGGAGAAATAGTATTAGGCAATGCAAACAGAAAACCGAATGGATATGACATCTATGATTTGTCTAACAAGAATAAAGAATTTATAGCTGAAAGATTCGGCAAAGAACTTTTGGATAGAAACATTAAAAAGTATGTATCCAAAACAACGATAATAAAATAGGAGGGCAGTATGTCCGAAGAAACTAAAATAGTAGAAGAAACACAAGCAGTAGCAGAAACACCTACACAGGAAATAAACGAAGAAGTCGGTGGCTTAATTGCAGAAAGCAAGAAGTACCGAACAAGAGCTCAAGCAGCAGAAGCCGAGTTAAATGAACTCAAAGAAAACCTCAAACTTCAAGAAACAAAACGACTTGAAGAAAAAGAGGAGTTTAAATCTTTGTATGAGAAAATGAAAGAGGAAAACTCACAGTTAAAACCTGTAGTAGAACAATTTCAGATTCAAGAAAAACAAAGACGAGAACACCTGCTGTCCCAACTTTCAGATGATGATCAAGAAATCTATGCAGACCTGCCAACAATTAAGTTGGAAAAGCACATTGAAAGATTGGGTACGAAAAAAGTGCAAATATCTGATGCCAAAGAGGTTACTTCTTCTGGTAAGTTTGCTGAAAATGCAAGATGGTCTGATTTGTCCGAAAAAGACAGAACAGAAGCCAGGAAGAATCCTAAACTTTGGAAACAGATAGTAGATGGCTATAGAAACTAACAACTAACTATCTTTAAGGAGATATAAACATGGCAAATGTAACAACAACAACAGCTGCTGAATAGAATTGGCTGCTATAAATCGCTGAATTAAGCTGGAACCCTAAGTCGAGAGATATGGGAATCAGAACCGAAGGATAATTAAAGATTATTCAGGGGCAGAGCATAGAAGTTGAAAAGATATAATACTTCCAAGAGTCAGCGACACAAAAAGGTTTGCCACCTTATAGTGAAAAGATATGCCGAACTTTATTGAAAAATAAAGAAGTCAATGATAAAAAACTTTGACGATAACAACTGAATTTTATTCCTGAAATGTGGAGAGATGCTATCCTTGACTATGCAGAAAGAAAATTTATTCTTCGTAATCAAGTATCTGACTTCTCATCTATGGTTTCAGGTGGTGGCGACATATTAAACATCCCTAAAGTTGCTGAAGAAACAGCTGCATCTAAAAGTGCAGATACTGCAGTAACTTATTCTGCTAACACAGATGGGGTAATTCAATTATCAATGGATCAACATCACTACGAAGCGAAAAGAATCGAGGACATCGTAAGAGTTCAAGAATCTGCTGACCTATTCAATGCTTATGCAAAATCAATGGGTTATGCTTTAGCTAAAAAAGTAGAAAACTACTTAGCTGTTGATGTACTTCAATCAGCTACAGGTAACGATGTTACTTTAGCTGCTGATAACACCTTCACTACTGCTTTAATCAGAGAAGGTTTACAAAAAATGCTTGATGCAGGATTTGACTACACAGATGGCGAAACTTTCTTATATGGCTCTCCTGCTGCTTATATGTCATTACTTTCTTTAGGGGACTTCACAGAAGCTCAAAAAAGAGGTGATGATGCAAATCCATTAGTATCAGGTAATGTAATCCAGGCTTATGGTTTAAGCTGTTATCCTTCAGTAGACTGGGATGACGATGGTGGTACTGGTGATGAAACAGCAACTATCTTTAACAGAAATTCTGTGTATTTTGCACAGCAATTAGCTCCAAGAGTTCAGTCAGCATATGACATTGATCACTTGGCAACTTCTGTAGTAGCTGATGTACTATTTGGTGCAGCACTATCACATGCTGTATCTTCAACATCATTAGGTGTTGTAAACTTCGTAAATCCATAATTGGACTAACGAAAATCGGTTAAATATGGGGCTAATTTCGGTTAGCCCTATATTACCATTAAATATTAATTTGAAGGGGATATAGATGCCATTATACGATTATAAATGCAGTTGTGGTAAACAATTTGAAACACTACAAAGTATGAATGATGAAAAACTTGTAAATTGCAACCAAAGTATCCAAGAATGTGATGGGAATGGAACTTTGACAAGACTTATAGGCAAACCTGCCATATTTTCTGATGACATCGGTAGAGGTCATAAACGAATGAAAGACAAAGATTTATATAAGGAATTAGACATTGAGTAGTAATACCAATATAGGAAATACTCCTGTAAATCAGGGCTATGTTCAATTAATCCACACAGGAGAAACTGGGGGAATAGATGGAACACTTCGTACTTTATACGATGGCGATGGAACTGCATCAGATTTACAGATTGCAAGTAATAAAGTTAAAATATCTACTCAATTATACATTGGTAGCAAAACTATTACTGAATATGTACAAGATGTGGTCGGTGATATGCTTGATACCAATGGTAGTCATACAAACATTACTGCTACCTATGATGACGATGGTGATGGGGCTATAGATTTAGTAGCTACTGGTGCTATATCAAGCATCATTGGTGGCACAGGAATAGATGCTACTGGTAGTGGAGATATTACCATAGCTATTGATTCTACTGTTGCTACTTTAACAGGCACACAAACCTTATCAAACAAAACCTTAGCAAGTCCAACTTTTACAGGCACAGCAAATGGTGCTAATTTAACTCTTACTGGCGATTTAACAGTAAGTGGAGATACTATATTTACTAATTCCAATACAGTATTGATTGGTGATGCAATTTTAACTTTGAATGCAGATGAAACAGGAAGTCCAACTGCAAATGCAGGGTTTGAAGTAGAACGAGGAACTTCTGCAAATAAAACTTTTATATGGAATGAAACAGACGATAAATGGACTATCGGAAGTGAAACCTTTGTAGCAAGTACCTTTGAAGGAAACTTAACAGGGAATGTAACAGGAAATGTAACAGGTAGTGCAAGTCTTAATTTGTTAATATCTAACAACTTATCAGACTTGGCAAGTGCATCAACTGCAAGATCAAACTTAGGTGTAGCTATTGGTAGCGATGTTCAAGCATATAATTCTACATTAGCATCAGTTGCAGGTGGAACATATACTGGCGATGATTCAATAACAACTCTTGGAACAATAGGGACTGGAGTATGGCAAGGAACTGCTATTGCAAGTGCATATCTTGATGCAGATACAGCACATTTATCAGGTATACAAACATTTAGTGGTGCTAAAACTTTTTCAAGCACTATTACAGGAAACCTCTCAGGAAATGTAACTGGAGATGTAACTGGTAATGCAGATACAGCTACAAAATGGGCAAATCCAAGAGAAATATCTTTAACTGGAGATATCACAGGAGTAACAGGTGCATCAGGTTTAGATGGTAGTGCAGATGTAAGCATTGCAACTACTATAGCAAATAATAGTGTTGCTTTAGGAACACAGACTACTGGTAACTATATGGAAAATGTATCTGCAGGAACTGGTATAAGTGTATCTCATACACCATCTGAAGGTTCTACTGCAACTATTTCTACAAATGATAGTGCTATTGTTCATGATAATTTAAATGGTTATGTAGCCAACGAACACATAGACTGGACTATAGACCAAGGTGCTATCAATATTCATGCAGGAAACTATACAGACACTAACCAACTAACTACTTTTGTCATACAAGATGGCGATACAACTAATGTAACAATAGACCAAGGCAAGTATGTAAAATTCCAAGCATTGACTAATGGTGGATTAGATATTGATTGGGCAAGTCCTTTAGGTGCAGGAAGTGTAGGCGATCCATACGACTTACAATTTAAAATAGATCTATCAAATATGGGTGCATTAGTAGACACATTAGAAAGTGGAGATAATCTATTAGTCTATAATGCAGATGAAGGGACAGCTTTAGCACCAGTATCAGAAATACAATCAGCTTTAAACATTCCAAGTGCAAGTGGTACTACTGATGGTGTAGTTACTCTAAATGCAAATGGAACTTTAACTGGAGAAGCTAATCTTACTTTTGATGGAACGAATTTAGATTTAGCAGGAAATTTAAAATTAACTACTAATGCTACTTATTTATATTCTAAAGATGCTTCAGGAAATTCACCAAGAATGTTTGGTATGAATGTAGGTAATAATACTTACATAGGACCAATAGATGCTTATGCAGGTGGTAGTATTTTATATGGAACAAGTTCTAATGTAGTAGACCAAATATTTTATACAAGTGGTAGTGAAAGATTAAGAATTAAAGCAACTACTGGTAATGTCGGTATAGGACAAGTATCACCAGGATATAAGTTAGATGTTAGTGGTAATGTAAGATTTACTTCTGATTTAAGAAACGAAGCAAGACTTTTAAATTCTGTTGGAAGTGCTGCTTCTCCATCATATTCATTTTTCTCACAAGGTAATGCAGGAATGTATAGAAGTGGAGATGGAGTAGGATTTTCAGCTGCTGGTTCAAGTGTATATGATATTAATAGTACAAGAATGTATATCAATACTAATGTCGGTATAGGAACTACATCACCTGGTGCTTTATTAGATGTAGGTGGTAGAATAAAATTAACAAGTAGTGGTGTATTACAATGGGGTGCTTCTGCTAATTATGGTAATTTGACTTGGGATGGAGATT